GAAGAAACCCGCGATATTATCCTGTGAGGAATCTTGCATACTGAAAGTCATATCCCCATCATTGACAACGTCATACGCGTTCTGCGTAATGATGTCGTCAAAGGTGACAATTTGTGACGTGGTGTGTTTATTCTCTCTGAATACAACACCAACTTTTTCAGCGACTCCTTCTGGTCTAAATAAATTGAACCCAGTACTGGCAATACTAGATTCGGCAGCGTCTGCAACGTTTTCGATGGTCCTTTCCTCAAATAAAGAACTCATTATCATGGACGCTAAATCGTGAGGTTTTATAGCTGCCTCTCCCTCAGCTTTTTGTTGGCTATGTTTAAGTTCTATAGCCTTTAGGTAATCGGTGCACATCTCGTCATAGGTCGGGAATGCAGCTCTGTTCTTCAACATAGAGCAATTCTTCCACAGATTATGCTTTTTAACTATCTCCAATAGTTCTATAGATCTCCGATTATAGATCTCTTCCCCCATCCTAAAATACTCCCTTATACAATGTTCAATCGCCGAACCACTGATGCTTTCAGGGCTTTCCAGGCTCTTCTTTCTTTTCATATAATTATGAAGTGGCTTTTGGAGGGAGCTCTCTTCGATGGGAGCTAGATACTGTTTCAATCTCTCGTCCCACACGAACTTGCGCTTAAGATATGTCGCATCTTCCTTAGAGTAGAATGGTTTTAACTCACTCGCCTTATCGGCAGATGTATAGGTTATTCCTAGCTCGCCCAAAATCCTAGCATGGACCAATTGATCCCACCACGTACACTCGGGCTTAACTGTGCCTATATTATCATCTCCCATGAAATTGGCCTTTATGTAATCATCAAAGTTCTCATTTCCAGGTGCTGTTTTGTAAAATGTATATCTAAATAATAGCGAATTACAAATATTTGACATTAACACAGTGATAAACACTCCCGATGGCATCGAGCACAAGAACTGGACATATAGTCCGTCCCACTCATAAATTGGATAGATAAGCTCCTGCAAAATTGCACTGACAATCTTAAGCTCCGCTTCA